TATCCTAGCATTTACGTCAATGAGAATGCAGATAATTGGTCTCGTGGAGGTTGTATAATTCGCAACAATATCTCAAATAACTTTAACTCATTTATTGAGGCTATTCGTAAGTGTGAAGAAAGCTTACTCAAATTAAAAACAAAAGGCGTTTGATAAAGCCGATAGACGAATAAAGGATGATGAAGAATGAAAAATATTATCAGATTTTTGACGCTTGCTGATAAGCGTAATGAAGCTCGTTTCAATGAATTCATCAAGTTGTATAAGCAGCTTTCTGAAGAATTGCCAGTAAACATTCGCAGATGTTTGAAAGAATCTAAGATGACTGTGTATCCAGCATCAAATAAGAATTACACTATCTGTTTTAATCAAGCAGATGTTTTCTGGTGGAGCGAAAAATTTAAGAATGAATTTCTTGTAATTCGTCCTATTGATGAAATTAAGAAAGAAATTAGTCTTGCTTTAATCGACTTTGTTGATGACTTTACTTATGTCGTTGAAGAAAAAGATTTTGAAATGTCTAAACTTGTTGAAGAACTTTTAGCGGAAAAGTAATATGGGTCTCGACATCTATTTCTACACTATCAAGGATAAAGATAAGTATCGTAAGTATCAAGCTGCGGTTCGTAAATACGATGCTATTTCTAATGAAATGCACAAAAAGTATAAAGAACCATACGAAGCTGCATGTAATAAGTGGCATGAATGGTACGAAGCAGAAACTGAGAAAGAAGCAGCTGCAAACGAAAACAATCAAGAGTACGACATCAATTTTGATGATGCACAAAGAGCTGAACTTACAGATTTTATGACTAACGTAGAAGCGTTAGAATACAATAATGCAAGTGTAGAATACCATGATTTGCAAAAAGATCTTCGTATTGACTACAATGATAATATCGAAGAATTGTATATGCGTAAAAAGAACTGGATGAGTAAGTTTGTTGAAATGAGACATCCAGAATTACTAACGCATGAAACGGAAGATTATGGCAAAGTTCTTGAAAATGGTCAAGCTTTACTATCTCGTGCAGATATTGAAGAATTAGTTCGTAGAATGCGTAAAGTTACTGAAAACTTTAGAGAATATCACGACATTTGTCCTGATGATTGGGGCGAAAATGGTTGGCGTTCTGAAGGTGAAATGAAGTGGATTGAAGAATGGAAACCAACTGATGAAATGGCAAATACAGCTGAACAGTTGCTTCCTGGTATGAGCAGGTTCTTTTATGGTAGTACCGAGTACGACTATTACTACTTTGAAGGTGTCAAATACTACATTGATAAGTTCCAAAAGTGGTTAGATGAACATGAGTACTCTGATTGTCTACTTTACGAAGAAAGTTGGTAATTTTTTTAATTGTTTGTTAACATTGACAACCAATTTTATTATACTATCACTATGAAACACATCATTTGCTTAGACATCGAAAATACTATCATTGATGATTTGCAGAATTGCAATTTAATCGAAGAAAACTGTGAAAAAATCAAGCGACTTATTGATGAAAAGCGCAAAGAAGGTCTTCTTGGTATTGTCTTCAACACTTGGGGTTGGAAGACAAATGATGAGATTGACATCAATATTATCAATAGAATTCTCGTAAAGTTTGGCATTGATCCGTTGAATATCGGTTGTGAATGTCGAGTGTTTACAAAAGAATTTTCAGTCGATAAAGCAATTGAAGCAGGTTGGTTGCATAAGGAAGATAAAGAAAGAGCACTTCATCCTGGAATGATGCAAGAATTTGGCATTTCCAAGATTGCTTGTTTTCAAGAATATGTTGGTACTGTTTCTGAATTGTTGTTGAAATTTGCAGGAGCTAGTGCAAATAATCCAATTGTAGTCACATTAGTCGATGACTTAGTTGATGAACCTGAAATTGAAAGCTATCACGGAAATAAGCTACATGCAGCAATCATAAACCCTACTCAGTTGGCATAGTATGATTCTGGTGTGAAGTGGAAGCATTACGCAAAGATTGCTTGTAAAGAAAATCAAAGAATGCATGCAAGAATTGTTGGTTTGAAATTTCTTGACGTGGCAGTTAATTTAAGAGGTGAATACGTGTTCACTTATGGAGAAGAATAAATGTACGGAAAACCATTAGCATACATTGTAAAAATTGATAGTATCTCTCCTGTCGAGGGAGCAGACAAAATCGAACTTGCTCATGTGATGGACTACACAGTTGTAGTTAAGAAGCAAGAATTTCAACCAGGTGACTTAGCACTTTACGTTGAAGTTGATTCTGTGTTACCAGACGGTTTTACACCTGACCAAAAAGCAACATACGAAGCTATTAAAGATGGTTCGTACTTTAAAGGTGTTGAAACTACAGTTGAAGAAGCAAATGCAGCAATTGAACGTTTGAAAGCTGCATCCAAGTATCCTTACTTTGAATTCCTTCGTGATAAGAAGTTCAAGATTAAGAGTATGAAGCTTTCTAAGTTCGGTGTAATTTCTCAAGGTATTTTGTTTAGCCTTTCTGACGTCAAAATTACAGATGCAACGAAAGGTAAAGACTACACAGAATACTTCGGAATTAAAGAAATTGTTCAAGATGAAGAAGAAGCAGGTTTGAACACTGCTGCAGAAAATGACAACTGGTTTGTTCGCAAATTGATGCGTTACAAATGGTTCCGTGACTGGAGAAAGTTAAAGAAAGTTTCTGAAACGTGGGACGCATCTTTCCCAGGCAAGTCTGACGAAGAAAATGTTCAAAAACTCTTTACAAAGATGAAATCAAAGTATGGAAATAAGACTTGGGCTTTGACAGAAAAGCTTGAAGGTCAAAACATTTCTATCTTTTCTGAAAATGTAATGAAGCCTACTCTGTTTAGTTTATTCAGAAAGAAAGAAGTAAAAGAAATTGGCGTATGTTCTAGAACACGTCGTCTTTCTAAGAATGGAACTGGAAAGAACTTCTGGGCAACAGTAGAACGTCTTTGTCTTGATGAAAAGATTAAGAAGATTCCTGGCGAATGGTGGTGCCGTGGTGAACATGTCGGTCCTGGCATTCAAGGAAACATCTACAAATTGCCTGAAACTGATGTAATCTTCTTTGAGTTTTATCGCAAAGAATACTACATAGATATTCAAGATAGAAATAAAAGAAAATTCGAGTGGGTTAAACTCGATTACGAAGATTCTAAGTTGTTTGCACAACAATGGGGATTGAAATTTGTTCCAGTGATTGATGACAACTACACACTTCCTGACACTGCTCAAGAACTGTTGGCTCAATCTGACAAGAACACAGAGTTTGGTTTCAACTTGCGTCATAAGAGAGAAGGTTTCGTTGCTCGTTTGAAAGACGACTACAATGTTTCTTTCAAAGTAAAGAATCCGTTCTATTCAATTTAGTATGAAGTCGTTAAAGACCATATTGCATTAATCAGCAGAAGTAGTTGCAGTCGTCTGCATCTGCTTCTTTGAACTTTTTTCAAAGAATACATATTAGACAGGAAGAAAGATGAGTATAGACTGCACATGTCCAGGATGTAGAGCATTTAGAGGCGAAATTTCTAAAGAAGCTTATGCATGGTTTATCAAAGGTTGTATTTACACAGCAGAAGCAATTCTGAAGCATTATAACGCTGACAAAAATGGTGAGAGTTCATCGCCATTCAAGTGGACAACTCTCGCTAAAACAAATCTTGGTGGTGACTACGTAATGCTTGAAGATCTTTTGAAGAAAATAGAAAATCCTGATCCAGCATTATTGCATCCTGCAGATTATACTCTTCCTAAGGAATAAAATGACTTACTTTATTATTTCAGATTTACATTTAGAGTTTTACGAAAGATATGCAGTAAAACCTGCTCGTTTAAAAACAGCAGATCCTCCAGAGGACGTCACTATTGACACTATGGAACATATCTGGAATACTCACTTTTTGCCAGAAGCTGATGCAATTATTCTTGGCGGTGATTATTCTAATGACTATCTACGTTTTTCTCGTTTTATTCCGTGGATTGCTAAGAAATACAAAGAAGTGTATCTTGTATTGGGTAATCATGATTTGACATGCAGAGGTGCTACTGAGTCCAAGTCTAATTTGCAGTTTACTTCTACTGAACAGAAAATGGCAAAAATGAAAGAGATTTGCGATGCAATTCCAAATGTTCATTTTCTTGAAGGGAATATTGTAAATGGCATTGGTGGTTGCATGGGAATGTGTGACTTCAAATGTGAAGTGCCAAGTTATGTACTTGATCCGTTTACTAATTGGAAACGTAAATGGTATGATGGAAAGTGTTGGCGTTATTTTCGTCAAGCTCCAGGGGCAATTTGGAATCATTATGATAAGATGATGATGGATATTGTTAAGCAGAAACCAAAAGTTATGGTTACACATTTTATGCCATATCAGCTTGGTGTTTCGTATGATTTTATAAACGATCCTTGGAATTACGCTTTTTATTTTGACGCTAAAAAGTATCTTGACGAAATGGAAAATGATACTTACTGGATTTGTGGACATACACATGGAAAGCGTATGGCAGAATATGTAAATTCGAAAGGAAATGTAATTCATCTTCGTTGTAATCCATTTGGTTATCCAGATGAATATACGCCAGATTGTGATATTCTTGATTATACAGGCGAAAAAATTGTACGAACAAAAGTACGAGCTGAACATGAAGATTTTATCATAAACATTTAACAAAATTTTATTATACTTTAATCATGAAAGTTTATTGCTATAGTCATTTTGGTTTTGTTAAAGAGATGCAATGTTTAGGTTGGAATGATGAAACTCTTCCAAAGAATGTTGCAATTATTAGCATTTGTTGTACAGAGCCAGTGAAACAACATTGGAAGTCTCAAGGCTATGAGGGCAATGAAGATGAACATTACTTCAGTGATGCTAAAAATGTGTTCAATGTTGATTTTGATGATATAACAGAACCTACACAGGATTGTGGTCATTTCATTGCAACATGTATTACTGATGAGCAAGCCAGTAAGCTTGTAGATTTTATTGCAACACATTATGATTGTGATTTTTACATTCATTGTAACGCAGGTAAATCTCGTAGCCAGGCAGTAGTGCGCTTCATTACGGAGTGGTTTGGAACGAAACGCATTATTGAAACTCGTAAAGAGAATCCATGTCTCTATCCTAATATTTGTGTATTGAACTCATTGCGTCATGCGTTAAGTAACAAACTAGATCCACACTTAGCAGGAGAATAATCGTGGGCGTTATCGAAAAGAAATTCGTGAAGCTAGCGATGAAAAAGTAAAGAAGAAATGATTGTTTTTATTTCAGGTAGTTCAAAGCTAAAACATCTAAATGAAGACATGAAAAAATGTCTTGATGATTACATGAGCAAGAATGTATCATTCATTGTTGGTGACTGTTATGGAGCTGATGAACTTGCTCAAAAATATTTGAAGTCAAAAGGTTATGAAGATGTAACAGTTTACTGTTCTACTGAAAAACCGAGAGAAAAACGTTGTAGCTATGATAAGTTTGTTTCTTTGTTGACTGAATCGCGAGGTAAAACAGGCGAAGATTTCTATCAAGTAAAAGATGCTGCAATGTGTAAAGCATGTGATGAAGCTGTTGCATTCTGGAATGGAAATAGCTATGGTGTTAAATGCAATCTAATTCGTTGTTTAGATTTAAACAAGCCGTGTAAGGTGTATGTGAGTGAAATTAAAGATGGAGACACTACAGCACTAAATGAAGTAATTAACCACGCAGCAGCATTAAAAGCTCAAAAAAGTATGCCACGCTTGACTACATGTTTGTGCGGTATTCCGTGCTCACCATTTACTGGCGCACTTCACAAGTTTATTACTAGTGCCAAGAAAAATACCATGCTTTAGCATGGTGATATGAATTGGCACAAAATACAAAAATTAAAATGAAACTTATATAAATTATTATAATGGACGAGATTTCAATAATAGAATGAATTTTAAGTAGAAATACTGATGGAAGGTCAGGAAACGATAAATCGTTTAAGCCTGTTGATACTGTGAACGATAGTTCACTTGAGCAGGAATCAGTCATAGCAAGTGGTCAAACCACTTGTCACGCTGGAAAGTCCTCTGCTTTAGCAGAGCGACAGACTTCATCAAATAGGAGATAAAAAATGAAAAAGTTATTTGCAATTTTCGCAGTCGTATTCATCGCGTTTGGATTTACTGGCTGTAATTCCTGTACGCAACAACTCAAGAATTTCGAAAGTGACTTCATCGCACTTGATAGAAATGTTGTTGTGACAAGCGCATTCACAGGCGATACTGTATGGACCTATTCTGGTGATTGCTATATCAGTGAAGGTTCTAGCGCAGGTGATGTAACAATCATCTATTACGTCGGTAAGAAAGCTAAGAAAGCCGACTTCATCGGCAATTTCATTCTTTCGGCAATTGAGAAGTAATATGAAGACTATCAGAACATGCGTATTTGAAACAAATTCTTCTTCTACTCACGTACTTTCTATGTGCAGTGAAAAGAAATACAAAGACTTCTTCGGCAAACACATTGGCTTGTGGTCTACAGACAGTGACGAGATTATGTCTTTTGAAGAAGTTCTTGAAGATTTAAGAAACGATTACAAAAATGAACGTGTTCGTAAACGTTTCGAAGAGCAAATCATCAATGATTACGTTGCAGATCCAGATAAGATCTTCACTGTAGAAAATCTCAAGGCTGTCATCAAAGAATATGGGCATCTTCAAGATGCTTATGATGACGATGACGATATTGAAGGAATTGATAGTGATATTCATGCACTTCTTTGGTTACTCAACGGTGGTTATCAAACTGCTGATGAATGGGGTGAAAAAGACTGGATTGAAGAAGTATTCGACGACTCGTACACAACTGAAAATGGTGAAAAAATTGTAGCCTTCGGTTACTACGGTCGCAGATAAAAATAAATTTTAAGACAGTATTTACAAGAATACTGTCTTTTATTATATTTTATTCATGATTGAAAAATCGTAGACGTCTTGAAGAACTTCAAAGAAAACAACGTGAAGTTGAACGTGAACTTGAAATTGAAAAAATCAAGCAGTCTGACGATTACAAGAACTATTTAAAACTAAAAGATAAATTCTCAAGCATTAACAGGAGAAACTAATGTCATTCGAAACTAAAATTGAATCTCTCGTCGAAAACATCAACAAGAGATGTGTATTTGGTTCTCGTAGTAATACGCACCAAACATATCCAATCAATTCCGCATTATCATTTGCAGTTACACCTATTGCAGATTCCAATAATTTTAAAGGAATGTGGAAAGGTAATTTCAGTGCTAAGCTCAAGTTTGACGATTTGAAGCTTGCTGAAAATCATGCAATGTTTATGAAGTACAACAAGCAAATTGTTTATATAATTTGTAATTCAACTGAAAGCTCGTATGACTCTAGCAATGTATTTTTCAATAAAGAATATGTCGAAGTTTTCAGAGTAGGTGACCGTTTCTTTGGTCTTCGTTCAGATGCTTGTCATATAATCGGTAGTAAAGCATTTTTTAGAGATGTGGAAAATGTTTTGAAGCGATTGTATTTGACGCATGACATCGTTGAGTACGATAATATGTTTGACGATTTGTTTATTTGCAAGTTGCTCGATCATGACTTCAAGATTACACATTGCTTTGATGTAGCAAATAAAAAGTTGTTATACAACTTGATTGAGCTTAAGCCTTATCAGTTAAAGCAGTTCTTTGAAGAAATTTGCGAAAAGACTGATTCGATTAAGAATAATAAATTGTATGGTGAATACAAGCAGTATATCATTAACAAGTTTGCAAAAAACGCAATTCATCACGATAAGTATCTCAGCGAAGACTATTATACGCTTAAAGCAGAAGAACCTGCAATAGATGTTTATGACTTTGTGACATGGAAGAGAAAAGTCTATGATGTCAAACAGGAAGAAAAACGTAAGTCTGAAAGTGTAAAGACTTATATTGACATGATTGAAAAGGAAATCAAAGACATTAAACCTAGTGCAACGAAGAGGGACTAACTATGAAGTACTATATTTCTAATGGCGGTTTAAATTGGGCAGATGAAATCGATTTTGAAGGTTTCGATCTATTCACTGAAGAAGAACTTAAGGATGCAATTAAAGCATTTTCTGAGGGCGGTGAATATTACGATCAGTCAGTTAGTGCTTATATTGGCACCAATGAAGATGAAGAAGTTTCTTCTGAAGCTGTTCTCAATGAATTGAAAGAAGCAGAAGAAATTACCGAAGCACAGTTTGAAGCAATTAGTGATGTTCTCGGTGATCATTACGGTGTAACTCGCTATGGTGCATTCATCGATAATGCTGAATATCTTGAGGAAGATGAAGAATTTGAAGATGAAGACTAATGGATAAGAACGTTTCTAAAGAATATCTTGAAGACTTCGTTAAAATGAAAGGTCTAACGACTGAATACGAAGAATTTGCAAGAACTAAGCAACGTGAACATGATGATGAAATGGCAAAAGTTTCTGTTGGTGACTTGCCATTCGACTTCTATGGACATTTGTCTAAAGGTTGTTATGAATGTTCAGGTTATAACTTTGATGATGGTGGTTCGCTAAACTACTTCGTGCAAGAATTCTTCAGTTTAAATACTTTTGATCCAAAGACTACTGATAAGTATGATCTTGAGGACTACAAAAAGAAATACAGACCAATTACTGAAGTATTGTCTGAAGAAGAATTATTTGATAATCTACTGTCTTTCATTGAACAAGATAGCAGTAATGTTAAGCTAACTTGGTATAGACGTTTGTGTAGCAAGATTAAGTCTTTGTTTAGAAAGAAACGTGAAGATAAAGTAGTATAACTTTAGGAGTTGATATGGTAAAATTTTTATTGCATTTCAGTCCGAAAATTACAGTTAAAACGATTGATGACGCTGAAGGAACACCTGGTGCTTCTAGACAGTATACTCGTTTTAACGCAATTGTAAAGCCAAAAATTGAAAAAGTCATGAATGCATGCAAATGGAAGAGAGAAGACGTTTATCTCAATTCAAAATTTACAGATGAATTTGTAAAGATTTTTGAAGAACATGGCTTTAAGATTGAACGTTTGGAAAATGCATGCAAGCTTGACGTATTGGTTAACATAGAGAGTACAGAAAAATGAGAGAATCTATAGTTTTGGAAAAGCTTTGTATGCTTATTTTCGTAATAATTGGTACAATTCCGCTTATTATGCTTAACGCTCATATTATATTCTTTATAGCATGGGGCATATTCGCTGGTATCAGTTGGAACGATATTTGGGAATTTATTTGTGATAAATTGGACAAGTAAATGTATACTGGTTATTTTACAAAATTGAAAAAATTTAAAGATGCTGGCTTAACACCAGTAGCTATTTCAAGAACTCAACCAGCTTTTTATAGAACTGCGCCAAGAAAAATCCCATGCTTTAGCATGGCGATATGAATTGGCACTAAAAGTACAAAATTCAACCAGATAATGGGTAAAACATGACAGCAGTAGAAGGTATAAAAGAAAAAGGCTTAAAAGAGTGGTATGTTAAAGATAAAAAATCTGAAAAATACATTTCTATTAAATATGATGGTAATTATGAATTTGTAGATGAACCTCATATGTTCTGTATGAGTTTAGATTGTTTACGTAATTATTTAACACAACCACATCGCACAATTTACAGTAAAGATAGTAAATTGAATGTCAATATAATATCACCATTGGATATAAATGATATAGAAATTGTATGCAAATAGATTTATAGCGATGTGCCAAGAAAAATCCCATGCTTTAGCATGGTGATATGAATTGGCACAAAATACAAAAATTAAAATGAAACTTATATAAATATAATATAGATTATTGTAATGGACGAGATTTCAATAATAGAATGAATTTTAAAATCTAGAAATAGATTCATCCTATTAGTACTCGTCCTACTAATAGGATTTTTTAATTATGAAAAAAGGTTTAGAAATAAGATTATATCCATCAAAAGAACAAAGAGTTCTTATAGATAGAACTCTTGGTTGTTCCAGATTTGTATATAATCATATTCTAGCCTTGAAGAAAGAACTTTGGGAAGACTATAAGTTAAGTTTTAATCCAACACTGAAGAGCTTTAAAGAAGAATGGAAGTTTCTTACAAAAGTTCCTTCGCAAGCGTTAGCAAATAGTTATATGGACTGTATGACAGCATTCAACAATTTCTTTAATTCTTTGAAAGGTAATTCTAAATCTAAACAGAAATTTCCAAAGTTTCATAAGAAAGGTGAGAAAAACTCATTTAGAATAGCAGCTACAAAGACAAGTAAAGGATATGACATAAGAATTGAAAACTATGAACATATTAAAGTTCCTAAACTAGGGTTGATTAAATTTAGAAACTACAATAATTCAGATTGGTCTAAAATACACATTTACAATATAACAATTAAGAAAACTTCTACAAACAAGTATTTTGCCAGTCTTTGTTGTGAACTCCCTGAACCAGACTATATAGAACCCAAATTTGATGCTTGTGGGTTTGATTTAGGTTTAAAGGACTTTGCTATTTTTGATAGTGGAGAAGTAATTGAAAACCCTAAGTATTATAGAAATACTGAATACAAAATAAAGAAAACACAAAGAGTTTTAAGCAAATGTAAAAAGTTTAGCAAAAACTACAAAAAAGTTCAATTAAAACTTGCTAAACTACATAAAAAGATTAAAAATCAAAGAAAAGACTTTCAACATAAATGGTCAAGAAAAATAGTGAACGAAAACCAAGTCATTGTTAGCGAAGACTTAAATGTTAAAGACATGTTAAAAAACCATAAACTTGCAAAATCTTTACAAGACGCTTCTTTTGGAAGTTTCTGCAATATGATAACATACAAAACTAACGAACAACATAGACAATATATAAAGATAGGAACATTCTATCCTTCTAGTAAACTTTGTCATTGTTGCGGATTCAAGTACAAAGGCCTTAAATTAGAAGAACGCTTTTGGACTTGTCCTGAATGCGGAACATACTTAGACCGTGATGAAAATGCCGCAATCAACATACTAAACGAAGGTCTTAAAATTTTAAGTAGAAATACTGATGGAAGGTCAGGAAACGATAAATCGTTTAAGCCTGTTGATACTGTGAACGATAGTTCACTTGAGCAGGAATCAGTCATAACAAGCAGTTTTACTGCTTGTCACGCTGGAAAGTCCTCTGCTTTAGCAGAGCGACAGACTTCATCAAAAGAAGAACTTATTAACTTAATTAAGTCTACATCACTTGATTATTCGCAAACAACGCCAGAACTTAACGAATATGGTAGCTGGCGGTTTTGACATGAATGGCCCAACTTCATTTTGTTGGGATACGTCAAAGTTTGCTAATATGTCTGAAGAAAAATTGTACGAATTCTATCGTAAGCTTCGTAGTGGTGATTTTACATTGCCAGCATACAAAGAAGAACAAACTTATGAAATGAAGCCGATTTCTTTACAGATTATCAGACGACAATATCCAAAATTGTGCGTATAAATAAAAGAAACATGTGAGATTATGATGAAAATTGTAATGACGTGCACGACATGGCGCCTTAGAATCAATTTAGCTGGACAAAATTTTGCAAGATTTTTGTCTGAACAAACAATGAAACCTGATATTGTTTATTGTTGGCTTGCTGAGGAAGAATTCCCAAACAAAGAGAAAGATTTACCTTCTGAATTTTTAGATTTTGTAAAGACATTTAACGTAAATCTTCGATGGACTGAGAAGAATGAATATTGTCATAAACGTTGGTATGTTTATCCAGATCATTATGAAGACTTTGTAGTATCAATCGATGATGATATTGTTTATCAGAAAACTTTAATTGAAGAAGGCTACAATATGTGGCATGACAACGGCTGTAGGCCAGTTATTCTTCAGTATATGAATATGTTTAGAGAGTTCGGATATAATAATGATATTAGAAGAGTATATCTTCCAATTATTTCATTTGACAGTATTAAGCTTCAATTTTATGGCCAGACTATATTCCCGCCAAAAACATTTCCGCTTGAAGCATGGACTCCAGAAATGCACAAAATCCGTATGAAGATTTGTCCAAAGTGTGATGAAAGTTGGTTTCAGCCTTTCTTGATTGCCAATAAAACATTTTTACTAAGAAATGGAAATGCTATTTCTGTTCATGAAGATGAAATCGATGAACTTCAAAAAGTAGGCATTAGAAATTCATTATATGTTCCAGTAGTTATCGATGGTCAGCAATATACTATCGCTGACATTTATAAGTTAATTGTACTAAAACAATTCACTGACTTAATGCATAAATGGAAACTCGTATTCCCGACTTATAACACTAGTGCATTAGATAAGTATACTGTTGATGATTTATTGAGGTTTTTAAAATGAAAATTATTGTAACTTACACGACTTGGAAAAAACGAATTTTAACTAGTGTAGATAGCGTAAAAGCATATTTAGATAAACAAACAGTGAAGCCTGACATTGTTTATTGTTGGTTAGCAGAAGAAGAATTTCCTCAAAAAGAAGCAGAATTACCGAAAGAATTTTTAGACTTCATTAGCGAGTATAAAATTGTTCTTGGCTGGACTGAAAAGAATGAATATTGTCATAAACGTTGGCATGTATATGATAATGCAAAGCATTGGGAAGATTTTGTAGTATCTATCGACGATGACATGGAATATCCAGCAAATCACATTGAAGCAGCATTGCAAGTTTATGCAAAACATAAGATGCCAGTCATTATACAAGATTATGAACCGTTTTTAACGTTTTCATACAATAATGATACATTGCGTATTTACAATGGTATTTCAAGATTTTCTAATACATTGCGTTTTTATGGTCATAGCATCTTTACGCCAAAGTCATTTCCAATGGATGCATGGACACCTGAAATGCATAAGCTAAGAAATACTTTTTGTCCTCGTTGCGATGAAAGCTGGTTGATGCCATTCATTATAAAGCATAAAACATTTATCGTTTCAAACGATGGCGCAATACTATCAATTAAGTCAATTGATTCGAATTTAGAACTTGAACCAATACATGACTTTTTTGGTACTAAACTTCAAGTGAAAGACAGCTTTTATACATTCAGCGATGTTCAACAATACATTGTATTAAAGAAAGTTCCTGATTTAACGCAATATTGGTTAGAAGTATTCCCAGGTTATAATACAACAGTTTTAGATTCTGTTGATATTTCTAAATTAGTCGAGGTTATATGCAAATAACAGTTTGTGGTAAAAGCACTGATGTATTTAATGTTTTAGATAATATTCGTCATCCATATTTTGTAGACTGTGTTCATTTAAATGATAATATTGATGATTTGAACAAATATGTATGTGAACTTACTGGTTTATATAATGCATTGAATTCTAATGAAGATATTATTGGGCTTGAACATTATAGACGAACGTTTTTAAATGAAAAACAGCAACCATTAACAGAAACAGAAATTAGACATATTTTGCAAAATCACGATTGTATTGTACCGAATTTAGAAAATGTAAAATACACAAATGAACATGCAGATTCAATTTATAATTATCTTTTGACAAAAAATGTAAAGTTGATTATTGATGACTTTATAAAGTATTTTAAAGAAAAAGATTCTGTTAATGGCACAAACTTCGAAGACTATATTAAGTCAAATCATAAAAAATATAGTTTTAACATGTTTATCGCACATAAAAACATTTTACAAAAATATGTGCCATTAATGAATATTGCGTTAAATTACACAAAAACACTAGGTGATAAAAAAGAACTATATAGGTCTATTGGCTTTATATTTGAGAATATTTTTTCATATTTTATTACTTCGATGAAGTTCAAATTATATGAAACTGATATTTTATTTAACTTAAATAGTCAATACTTATTAAATTTTTATCCTTTAGCTAAAAATTTTAATGATTAGGTTTATTATGCGTTACGATATTATTAACGATTTTATACAACAACGAAATTTTAAAAATTATCTTGAAATCGGCGTTCATGACAGAAATGCTAACTTTAATAAAATCAAATGTGATAATAAAGTTTGTGTTGATCCTGACGTAAATGCAAAAGCAGATTATATTACAACGTCAGATCAATTTTTTGAAAAAATACGCAAAAATTCGATATAGTATTTGTTGATGGTTTACATGAAGCACATCAAGTATATAAAGATATTTACAATTCACTAAATGTGTTAAATCCAAACGGTATTATTGTGTGTCATGATTGTAATCCACTGTCATTAAAAGCTGCTGGTGATTATGAAGATTCAAAAGCTGCAATGGGTAAATATTGTTGGAATGGCGACTGTTGGAAAGCTTTTGTTAAATATCGTTTTGAAACAGATTATTTGTGTTATGTAATAAATATAGATGAAGGATGTGGCATTATAGATACTAGTAAGGTTTCAAATGTAGCTAAAAAATTTTACAGTATTGGCGAAATGACATATTCCATGCTAGAAGAAAATAGACAATATGTATTAGGGTTACAATAGTAATGAAAATATACGTAGTTGGAAGTAGTAAAAATAAGTTTCTCCCATTAGATAATATAAGGGAGAAATTTTTAATTGATAAGCCGCATGAAGGTGATAACATAGATTTTCGCAATCCGTGGTATTGCGAATTGACTGGCTTATATTACATGTGGCAACACTGTTACGATGATATTGTTGGACTTGAACATTATCGTCGTTATTTTGTAAACTCAAGAAATAAATTGTTAAGTGAATCTGAAATTAAAGAACAATTGACAACATGCGATATTATTTGTGCAAAAGCAAATTATTCTAAAAGTAGACCAGTTATTACATGGATAAATGAAAATGGTAAACGCTTAGATTTCGACAAATTTTTAATTTTTTGTAAACATTATGTTGGACAAGAATACGTCGACGAGTGTTGGAAAATTCTTAATGGCTATTACCATTGCTTAGGTAATATGTTCATTTGTAAGAAAGAACTCATAAATGAATATTGTGCATTTATATTTGATGTACTGTTTATGTACGAGGAAGCAGAAAAGTATTTTAAACGTGAATTGCCTAAACGAATAATGGGATATTTTATGGAATTTTTATTTGCAGCTTGGCTTACACAACATAATAAGAAACCAAAGTTCGTAAACATAAGGATGGTTCGTTAATGTATAATGGATATAAAGTAAAGGTTTTGATTTTTGCTGGTAGAAAAGATACGATGAGCATTTTAATGCCGCAAATTAAAAGCGAATTTATTGATGAAATTATTATTGGTGTGAATACTAATAATCAAGATGATTTGGATTTTATTTATTCATTAAAAGATAAAGAACCAAAAATAACATACCTAGAAGTTCCTAATAACATTAAAAGATGTTCACAAGAATCTTTTCGTTTCTTTTACACAAAAATGGAAGATGAAGATACAATTTATTTTAAGTTAGATGATGACTTAATTTATATTGAGCCAGGATATTTTGAAAAGACGTTGAAGTTTAGATGTGAACATCCAGAATATATTTGTGTTTATCCAATGATAATAAACAATCCATTATGCAATTATCTTTTACGAAATGATATTCCAATGAAATATAAGAAGGATAATCCTGGCGAATTTATGTTTGCTACTTGGATAGATCCAGATGTTGCAGCACATTTACTTTCTTTATTTGCGAAATTTAAGACTGAAGATTTCTGGCATATTGAGAATTTTGAATTTGGTAAAAAACAAAATTATCATTTAAGCGGCGGAAGAATTATCAGACCAAGTATAAATGCAATTTGCTTCTTTGGAAAAGATTTTAAAGATTTAGATGTTAAGAATTATAAAAGTGATGATGAGGAATTTTTAACTAATCAAGTTTTTGGATGTGGCAGAAAATCTATCATTTATGGCGATACTTTAGTCGTGCATTATGCCTTTTTTACACAAAGAAAATATCTTAACTCTAAAGGCATATTGGAGAAATATAGATGATAGATGTAATTGTAGCACTGACTACTTGGAAAGGAAGAATTTATAATAAAGACTTTCTAAAAGTCTTATACAGATTATGTAAAGAACAGATAACTGATTTCAAGTATAAAGTTGTGTTATCTTTATCAGAAGAAGAATTTCCAAATAAAGAAGCTGATTTGTCAGATGATCTATTAACATTTACTGAATTAGAAAATTTTGAAATTTTATGGTCATATAAAAACACAAAAGCATTAAAAAATTATTTTCCTGTAAAACGCAAATATAAAGATACACCAATAATTGTTATTGGTGATGATACATTATATTCTAAAAATCTTGTTCAACGAGTAATGGAAGAACATATAAAAGACCCAACTAAAGCATTAGGTAATAAATTGTTTTATTGGGATGATAAATATAATAATATACCTGTATTATGGCAAGTAAGATTATTTCCACCTAACTGCATGTTTAATTTATCAGAAGATTATTTCAGTAATTATTTTAAAAGTTTAGAAAATGATATATTTTATGGCATATGTTTAAAACTAAATCATACAGAATGTAAATGTCTAAATATACCAGAATTAGTTGAACAAAAAGAATTTTTCGGACAAGAAAAAAAATTAAATACGGAATATAGTAAACCTGAGAATTGTGCGATAAAATTATACGAAAATTTCGTCAAAGATCATTCAGAGTTATTAGAAATTATTAAGCAGAAGTAAATATGTTTGAAGATCTTAATAGAATTTTGATTAAAAAGAGTTGAGTTAAAAATAGTATGCATTATGACATTCTTTTAGTTGGAGCTGGACTGTTTAATGCAGTCCTTGCTCATCATTTTATTAAGCAAGGAAAGTCAGTACTTGTACTTGAAAAATGAAATCACGTAGCAGGAAACTGCTATACTTACAACAAAGACAACATCGATGTTCACCAGTATGGTGCGCATATCTTCCATACTTCTAATGAACAAGTTTGGAAATTTGTAAATCAGTTCAGTGAATTTAATTCATTCATCAACTCACCTATCGCGAACTACAAGAATGAAATTTATAACTTGCCGTTCAACATGAACACGTTCAATCGTCTTTATGGTGTAATCACTCCTGAACAAGCGAAGAATAGACTCATCAAAGAAACAAAAGACTGCTATACTGACAATCCAAAGAATCTTGAAGAACAAGCTATAAACTTGGTTGGTAGACAGATGTACGAGAAACTAATCAAAGGCTACACTGAAAAGCAGTGGGGAAGAAAATGCACAGAACTTTCACCTGAGATTATCAAAAGACTTCCTTTGAGATTTACGTACGATAACAATTATTTCAATGACAAGCATCAAGGAATACCCGTTGAAGGATATACTAAACTTATTGAGAAAATGTTTGAAGATGCCGATATTCTACTTGAAACCGATTTCTTGAAAGATAAAGAAAAGTGGGAATCGATGGCTGATAAAGTCTATTATTCTGGCTGCATTGATGAGTATTATGACTATTGCTATGGACCTCTTGAATATCGTTCAGTAAGATTTGAAACACAAGAACTTGATAAAGAAAACTATCAAGGTAATGCAGTAGTTAATTATACATCTGACGAAGAACCTTACACAAGAATTATCGAACACAAGTGGTTCAATAATCGTGGTTCTGACAAAACAATTATTTCAAAAGAATACAGTTCGGAATGGAAGAAAGGCGACGTTCCATACTATCCAGTCAACAATGAAAAGAATAACGCTTTGTACGAAAAATACAAAGCAATTCAGAATGATAAAGTCACATTTGTAGGTCGATTAGGAAACTACAAATATTACGACATGGACGATACAATTGAAGCAGCATTTAATACAATAAAAGAGGTAATTTAAATTCCCTCTTTCTTTCATATTACACCAAATTCTTCAAATTACCAACGTCGTCAGTCTTCCAAGTTATTTCTCTGAAACCATCTGGTCCATTTTCGATTCCATAGACTTTGTATTTGTAAGAACGATCATGAACAAAGCCAAATTCATCTGGCTTTTCATCACCAATGTGATTTACTTCTTCAAAATGTGTAACTACAACAGGAATTGCGCCTCTGACACCAAAACCTTTATTGCTCAATTCATATCACCATGCTAAAGCATGGTATTTTTCTTGGCGCAGTTCTATAAATAATTCATGTTTAACTTAATCTGTTTGACAAAAACTTACAATTTAAATGATATGCAAGCATGGCTTGCATATCATTCTACTTTTGTAGACAAGATTTATTTGCTTGATAATGACTCTGTCGTAGATATCAAGCAAGTAGCAAAGCAGTATTCAAATGTAGAATACAAGCAAATTCATGGATTTGCAGATCAATGGCATCTATTTGCAGATATTCTAAATCAGAAAACTGATATCAAATTTAATGAAGAAGACTTTGTTTGTTTTCTCGATGATGACGAATATTTGTATTATGACTTAAAACAGAATTTCAATGAAGTTGTAAACAATCAATTCAAAAGCATGTTGGATTGTGTAATGCTTCCTGAAATTCTAATGTCTACAATCAAGTATCAAAAGAAACGTGATAAAGTTCTACCTGAATTTTCTACATATAGACGTCCTGATTTATCTTCTCAAGGTAAAGCGATTATTTGCTGGAGAAGTTATTCAAAATATTCTTACACATTACAAGACACAGAAAAAGGTCACGTTCCTTGGATAAATGGACTACGATATTCTGATGTCGTAGGTTCAGGAGTTTCTAAGACTACTTATGGACTTACACAACCTGATATTGAAAATCAACCTATAGCGTTAATTCATTATCATGTCAAATCAACAGACGACTGGAATATGAAAATCAAACGAGGTTCTGCTGCAAATCCTTCAACTGAATCTAGACAGAATGGAAGCTATGAAGATGATATTCATAAGAATATCAAGTTTGATGGTTACAAAATTCTCGATCTTACTATGAAAAATATGTATCAGTGTATTATAAATAATACAATATGAAAGATGTAAAATTAGCAAAAAACTTCAAACTTTCTGAATTCACTTCAGTCGATCAATCTGCTTATTCATGCGCATTATTGAAACTACTTGCTTCTCAATTGCAAATCGTAAGAAATGGCTTACAAGAATACGCAAAAGACAAAAAGAAGCAAGTTTCTATTTCTATCAATTCAGGCGTAAGAACACAAGCAGATTACAATAGATTGAAGAAATCTGGTTACAATCCTTCTGAAACTTCAGATCACTTTTGTGGATTGCAACTAAAATGTAAACCGACTCTAGGCGCAGCAGATATTACAGTTTCTAATTGTACTTTATCACATCAAGAAATTGCAAGTATGATAATCGACTGGAATAAAACTGGTCATGTAGATTTTGGTCAAATTATTTTCGAATACAATCCAAAAACTAAATTTTCTTGGATTCACGTAGGAAATGACTGGAATTCAATTTTAGCATCAACTTTCTTACAAGAGTTTTACGATATAAATAGAAAGAAATATTTGATGAGTTTAGATAACGGAAAAACTTACAAAACATTTAATCTAGACAAAATCAACAAAGCTGTGGGGTAAGTATGTCAGCATTAACAATTTCTATTGCGGGTGGTGGAGCACTTCGGTATTGGTCCTCTCCAGTTTCTTTGCAGACTAGAGAACGATCTTCATAAGAAAATTCCATTAGTATCAGCAGCTTATGCTGGAACTTCAACAGGTTCTATCATTGCAGCTGGTTTAAATGAAGGTTATTCGGCACATGATCTCTTCGATCTCTATAAAACGAATCTTAAAAAAATTTTTACTAAGTATTCTTGGTATAAGCGCCTTAATCCTACATGTCCTACTTATGACAATAGCAACCTCAAATCTCTTTTAAAAGCGAAGTTTACGGGAAAAATTGGAAAGTGGCAGAAACCGATCTACATTCCAACTACTGTCATGAATGGTGAATCTGTTGAGAAAGTATGGGATTTGCGGAGACAAAGAAACTGAAAAGTGGTTTGCAGTATTGACATCATGTTCAGCTCCTACATATTTTGACTGTATATACGATGATGCAGATAACTGCTATATTGATGGTGGTATGTGGAAGAATTCGCCAATAGATGTTTTAAATGCTGGTCTAATTAAATCAGGTTGGTCGAATTACAAAATTCTCAACCTAAATACTGGTATGAAAACGCCTAACACAGATGAAGGAAATAAAACACTCGTTGGCTGGGCTAGCTACTTAATATCTGATTGGATTGCTAGAACAAGTAATTCAGGATTGTATGAAACAGAAGCAATTATAGGCAAAACACATGTCTTTGATGCTTGTCCATATTCTTCTAAGAAGTACAAGATGGATAATGTATCAGATGATAACATTCAGAAGATTATAGATATCTGGAATGATTACTACAATGCTAAACGTAAAGAAATTCTTCGCTTTATAAATGAAGTATAAGATATTTTTTCTTAGCTGACGATATAAAATATAAATAAAAATTTTGAACTGAGAAAGTTGCAGTTTTTTGTAAAAAATAAATACAAAAGCTGCAACTTTTATTATATTATTATCATGAACAATCAAGATCCAAACAGTTGGGAATATCTTATAACAGAAGTAATAAGCGTCTACATCACTTGCGTAATACACGTGAATATTTTCACGTTCTTAATTCAATTTACATGTTCATTCACAGATACATTATTTTATGCTTATCTGCTGACAATTTTTATGTACACAATGAAATGGCTAACTGGAGTACAAAAGATAGATTAGTATGGTTGATTTTTTATGTAATATAAGTCGGAATTTTGGGTGCAGTATTTTTCGCAATATGTGCACTACCACAGGTAATTAAAGCTATAAAAACAAAATCTACCAAAGATATTTCGTATTTCTACATTTACTTCTCTATCTTTGGTAACATTTTTTCAGCAATCTATATTTTTTATACGAATTACTCTAATGGCTTTTGGCAGTACCCTCAGTATTTTAATTA